CATAGACGCCGCCGGGCGCCTCGAGTGCGGGCCGGACTTCCGGCGCGCGATCGATCTTGACGCCCTCGAACACGATCCCTACCGGAAATCGCGCCGTCAGGGCCTGCACCAGCGCGGTGGCGTCAGTAGCGAATGCACTGGCGGCGACCTCGCAGCGAACGACAACCTCCGGGAAGCTGCGCGTCTTGCTGGTCATGTCCGCAGGCTCCTGCCTGCCCCCGGCGATTTGAAGCGCATACCTGGGGCAAGGCTTGTCCGCGCCACGGGGCTCAATGAAGTTTGCGCTTGTCGCCATGGTGACGATGCGGCGCCAGATGGCTAGATGCCCGGTGGTGATGTCGGTCACACCCAGAATTCCTTGGCGCGCTTGCTAAACAATTCCGGCCATTGTTGGACCGCCCCAAGAACGAAGAACCACCCGGGCACATCGACATCACCGGTGCTGTCGTCTGTGTCATCGATTGATGCGGGGATTCTGTACCCGTACTCCTTGGCTCGCGCGTGAGGCGCGGTAAAGACGCCGCGCACGGTGTCTCCGATCTCCAGTCCGGCAACCGCAGTCGCGTAGTCAGGCGCGCCGTCAATGATCACGCCTCCGTTGACGCTAATTTGGTGCGAGTTGATCAACTCGCCGGTCACGACCGGGACGTATCCTTCTTTCAGCACGCCGCCGTCCGTTGTACCGGCGGCCCGCTTGGTCATTTCCTCACCCACGTCCTGCACCGCTGCGCGGAAAGTCAGTTCAAGGTCTCGCTTCTTGCGTTCGACGATATCGCGCATCTGCGCTGTGAAGCTTCTGGTCATTCCAAGGCCTCTCTGACACTATTCTGGGCCATGCCTCCCCGCAGACTTTCAGAGCGTGACCTGCACACCCTGTTCACCGAATGGCGGACGGAGCTTGACCTCTGCGACGGGGAAACGGAGTACGCTCAGAACGCCATCGAGATGGCGGAAAAGATGCTGATGATGTTCTCTCTCACGCTTGTTGCGCGCGAAGTTCGCGGCGACGATCCCGAACCGCCAGCCAATCCACCCGAAACCGGCAAGAACACCGGCAGTTGACCGCCTCTTCGGCGGGAATGCCCTCGGCATGCGGCCATGCCATTTCAGCGCCGGTCACAGGGCTGACGAAGGGCTCACCCCACTTCACTTTTGTGCCGTTCAGTTGCCGGTGGCTGTCACGCGTTCGCGGCCCGGGAGTCGCGTCCCATATCTTCGTCACCGCATCGGCCGGGGCTTCGCCACTCTCGATCATCTGGACAATGGCTTCCGCCCTGCCCTCGTTCATCGCCTTGTTGGCCTCCGTTCGCGCAATCGTCTCGCCGCGCAGAGCCAGAAGACGGTCGGAGTAGCGGCCGGTGATCTTGTCCATGACCGCCGGTGTCAGCGCTTGGCCCTCTCGGATCGCCTTTCTCACGGTGCGGTCGAACCTGCGATCACGACGCTTGCGGCTGAAATAGCGGCCATCCAACGCCTCAAGATCGGCCCGCATGGCGCGCACCGCCCGGGCTTGAGTCGAGTGAAGACCGACAAGGCCGCCCTTGCGCTGGTTTCCGTCCATCCGCCCGGCCAGATTACGCGCGATGCTGGCGTAGCCGATGTTCTCGGTAAGACCTGCGGCAATGGCCTCACGGATCACGGTGCGCTGATCGTCCAGCACTTCCGTCACCAGCGCGGCGGCGTTCTGCGCCAGCCATGACAGGATGCGCGGGTGCGATCCGTCGAAGCCGAGTTGCAGGCCGGCGATCTCTGCCGCCGGGGCCGTGGCGTTCTGGTAGGCTGCCCCCTCGCGCAGCGCCTGCCGTATTGCCTCCTGAACGCCCTCCAGCGCGGCGGGACGCAGGCTCAGCGCCTCCATTACCGCCTGCACGTCACCTGTCTCGATGGCGCGCTCTATGGCCGTCATGGAAGCGGTGTTGCGAACGGCCGCCATGGCCTCGGTGAAGGCCTGATAGATGCGCCGGTCAGCCCGTTTCAGGGCATCCAGGAATGCGGCGCGCGTGTCGCGGGGCACTTATCCGCCCATCCTCGCCTGGCATTCCCAATACAGCACCACGCCGCCCGGCTGCAGCGGCATGACGTTCTCGACGTGGTAGGTCCGACCATCCGAGATAGCCAGCGTGTCGCCGTTCCTCGGCTCGGTCTGGTTCCCGGATCCGTCCGCAAGCGGCACCGCCAGCATCACCTTCACGTCGCGGGCAGTGATCTGCGTGCCGTCCCGGTCCCGTGCGCTGTACTGGCTGACAATCGCGGTGGCGGTGTAGGTTGTATCCGGCCCCTTCGTCGGGGGCACGGTGGTGTTGTCGCTGGCACCCGGACGCGTGATGGTCGCGGTCAGCGGGGTCGCCCCGTCCGCACTCAGCTCGGCGCTTGCCTGAGCGATCCCGGCGGCGACCTCTGCGGCGATGCCGGTGCCGGTCATGCGGTGAAGATCCCGGCGAGCGTGACCATGTAGGGTCGGAACATCGCCTCGATCTTCGTGCTGACCGGCGTGGCGGCGTCTGTGCCGCTGGCGCTGCCACGCACCGACCACTGGATGTCGCCAACCTTGGTCAGCACCTTCTGCTGATCAGGTGTGAAGGTCTTGGTCCAGAATCCGGGAGTCGCAAGTTCCAGCGTGGCGGCCTCGTAGGTGGCGTTGTCGCTGATCGTGTCCGGCGGCGTGCTGCCCACCCGGTTCAGGTAGTGATATTCGATGTAGTCGGCCGCGCGCACGAGAGCCGCGGCGCTGTCCGCGTCATCGGCAACAGTTGTGCCGCGTGCTGCGGCGTAGGTGATCCATCCGGCGACGGTGGCGGTCAACTTCCGGCCCCATCATTCATCCGCGCCCAGACAGCATCGCGCTCCGCGGCCGTGACAGGCTCACCCTCGATCAGCGCATTGATCACATCGACCTCGGGCTTGCCGCCTTTGGTAAAATCGGTTTCGGGGTTCAGCGTGCCGATGATCGTCTCGATCTGCGTGGCGCGCGTGTCGGACTCCTGCGGCGCATCGCCTTTACCCTCGATCAGCGCGCCGCTCTCGAAATAGGACGCGACAGACGGAAGGTGCATCAGCGCTTTGATCGCCTCCGGATCCAGCCCATCGAGGTGGCCGCCGGCCGGGACGATCATGTCCGGCTGAATGCCGATGTCGCTCTTGGTGGTGTTGGTGATCTTCATGGCATCGCCTCCTGTGTGGTTCCGGGGCAGTAGCCCGCCCCGGAAGTGTCTCAGATGCCGTCGCGGTACACGACAGCCTTGGGCAGGCGAATGTCCAGACCACCGAGGCGGAAGACGCCGGGGATGGTGAACTGCAAGCCCTCGATCTGCACCGGCAGGAAGCGGTGCGGCATCGGGATGTGCAGCTTCAACACCTCCGGCGACCGGCGGTAGGCGATCATGCGAGCCGTCGACCCGGCGCCGATGGGCGGCCTGCCGCGCTTGCCGACGATCCGCAGGGGCTGGCCGGTCTGTGCGGTGTAGACGTTCGACCGCTGGAGATACTCCAGAACCGTCATCGAGGTGTCGGTCAGACGCATCGTGGCGATGGTCTGGAATCGCTCGATGGGGAGGATCACCGTGTCTCCGACTTCGGTATACTGCGTGCCGGAACCAACCGCCGTCAGCGCTTCGTTGAAGTCGCGGGAGATCTGGTCCGGCGTCTTGGCAGACCACAGCGCCGAGGAGCCGGTGCCATCCGCCGTGACGGTCGCAGCCGGAACGCCGGTGTAGTTGAACAGGCCCTCGTAGTTCTTCGACGAATCCCCGGTCAGGGAGATGTTGTAGACGAACTGCTCGTAGGCGCGGCGCGCGATGCGAGCCTTCTCGCCATCAAGCGCGATGCCCAGCATGCGCGCCTGATTGACCTCCTCGTAGCCGTAGGAGTAGCCGATCCCGGCGGTGTAGACCGCGGTCTCGAACTGCTCCATCTGCGTGCCGACGACCGGGATGTCCTTCCCGTTTCCGTTGATCCAGCCCGCGGCGCCCGCGCCGTCCATCGAGTAGTAGGTGACGGACTTCGCCCATTCGCCGGCAGAGGTGTCGACCGGGATCAGGGAGGCGTAGTCGAGTTCCGGATACTTGATCTGGTAGACGCCCGCCTCGATGTGCGAGGTCTGCTTCTGCGCGAAGCCGAGAGACGCCTGCATGGCATCCCCGAATTGCGCCTGTGTCATCATGGTGTTCATGGCCAAGCCTCCTTAGCTGGCGCCAGCGGTGCAGCCGCCGGTCAGGTCGAACCGGATCTTGGCGAGAGCACCGTTCGCCGCGCTGGTGTCCCAGCGGGCATCGTTGATGAGGATGGACCCGTCCGTGCCGGCGTCCGCGTTGCCGAAGGTGCCGTTCGAGACCAGCACCCAGACCGGATCGCCAGCGGAGACACCACCCGCGTCCGTCACCGTGACCCAGAGGACGCCGCGCTCCATCAGGAGGGCGCTGTCGTACTGCGCGAACGTGTCATCGGTCGTCGACTGGTCACGGACAGTGATGCCGATGATCTTGTCCGTGGAAGCCGCGACCTCGTCGCATTGGTCATCGGCGGTGCCCTGGATCACG